CACAACCTTTCATCCTTTCTATAGGAAGAGATGGTTTGATAGCTGGACCCCTAAAATGTATGGAGATAGAGACAGCTTTATGGAGCTGGGTTCTATCGAGAGAGCATCTAAGAATACCCCAATTCAGGGTAGTTCAGCTGATATGACTAAATTAGCACTAGTTTATCTTCACAGAACAATCAAGAAACATGGCTATCCAGTTAAGATAGTAATGACTGTTCACGATCAGATAGATACCATTTGCCCAGAAGAATTTGCTGAGCAGTGGAAAGTCTATATGACCAGGGAGATGGAGAGTGCAGCTAGTAGAGTCATAAGAAATGGATTATTAAAAGCAGATACATCGATAACTAAAGTATGGAGTAAGTAACATGACAAACGAAGAACAAATCAAAGTACTTAACTTGCTGATGTGGTTACAAGTATCAGTGTATGCGTCAGATGAATGTGAACCAATTAACTGGTTCTACAATCACAAGACTAAGCAATCACTGAAGCAAACTGTTGATGCTATCAATAAGGAGCATGGTAATACTATCAAAGCTATATGGGATGCAGACGGAGTTCAAATGCCTCTAGTAACAGAGACAATGGACCAGTTTGCTAAACTAATAGCCGAGTTAGATTATTATAAACTTCCTGATATAATCTATTTGTTAGAACTATACAACGAGGGTAAATTAGACACATTAATTAAGTTTCATCAAAAACTAGAAGAACAATGAGTAATTATCCAATGGGGGCAGAACATGACCCAAGTGCTCCGTATAATCAATCAGAAGATGATGGATTGTGCATCTATTGTCACTCTAAGGAGATACAAGCTATTGCTAGAGAGAAAGCTCAAAGCATAGCTGATAAGATGAATGAAAATCTAGGAGATGGTAAGGAGTCATTTGAATATGATGACTTCTACGATGCTTGTCTTCAAGATGAATTTGATGCACGTAGCGAGTGTAGGCAGTGTTATTTAGATGATCATGCAGATGATTGGGAGGATGACATATGAATAACAAACACTCACAAGATATCGTAAGACATCTGATTAATAAGATGTTTGAGTATGCTCATGTACCACAGACTTACGATGATATTAAAGATCGTAAGGATGCATGGTATCAAGAGTTTACAATGACTCAAGAAGAATCAAATGCATTTAAAGATTATGCTATTCGTTATCTTAAAAGAGAACTTAAGACAGGCTACTACAAAGCAGACACAGAATATCAGTGGTTTGATTTGATGTGGGGTCTTAAAATATCAGATAAGAAGGCAGTAGATAACTTTGAAGATTTAGAATGATTACCATGATGCTTATTTCGGATAAAACAAGCACACTTTGTGGTAGTTTCTGTCAGGTAGTATAAGCGACTACCTGACTCGCCCCCATAGCTCAGTTGGATAGAGCAACAGATTTCTAATCTGTGGGCCTCAGGTTCGAATCCTGATGGGGGTACTAATCTTAATTCACATGTTTACTTTAATAATTACAGTCGTGGGCTGCCTGTTGGCACATGCCCTTTATGATCTTTACAAACAAACTAAAAACCAAAATCCTTATTAGTATGGCAGAACTTATTGACATCGATCGAGAGATCGAAATTGTACAGCTGCGTGTAAAACGTAGAGAACTTTTGCTAAAGAAATGCTCAACACCTACAGAGGCTAATCTTAATCACAAAGAAAGACTTAAAGTAAGTAGCAAACTATTTAGCTTAACCAAAAATCCAATTTATATTCACTTTTAAAAAACAAATCAAATGTTATTTGCAGTAATCACGGCAATGGGCGGCCTTGTAGCCTTCTTCTTTTATCACAGAGCAATCGTAACAAGACTCGAAAGATCTCTAGCAAACTTTGAAGCTGAGCTTGATTACATTGAAGATGTACTTCAATTATTGAGACTACAGTACACTGAGTTAGATAAGATGGTAACTCGTAGAAGTCAAGTTAAAAGAGCTCCTAAGATGAAAGTAGGTCGTCCTGTTAATCCAAATAGTGTACGTCAAAAGAAACTTAGAGGAGAAAAGTAATGGAGGATGTACAATTAGACGTTAGCAATTCTCTTTCTACAATTGTGCAGTTAAAGACTGGTATTCCTGCAGAGGAATTCCTTGCTCACAACAGAAAGAGAAAGTTTGTAATGGCTCGTTGTGTCTACACTAATCTTATGCATGTCTTTACTAATCTAACTGATCAGGAGATAGCAGACTTGATTAACAAAGACAGAACGAGTGTGTATCACATGTATAAGATCCATGAGGATCTCATATCTGTTGATAAGAACTACAGAAAACTATTTGAGGAATGCTCGGATAGCTATGTAGCTCTGGTGTGTAGTGGCAAGCATGAAATGATCGAACCTGCTATTCTTATGGAGAGGCTGATAAAGGCCGAAAGAGAGATTAAAGAGTTAAAAGAGTTAATAACTATTACATTATCTACTAAATCAAATGACGAACTTGTTACAGGTTAAAGACACAGAACAACGTACAGCCTTAAGGTCATGGGCCAAGGCAGGTTACAAAGGTTCTGTTATTGCTGGGACAGGTTTCGGTAAGAGTAGAGTTGGAATCATGGCAGTAGGTGAGCTGCTCAGAAGAAATGAAGGGAGAGGACTAGTATTAGTCCCAACCAATCAGCTTCAAGATCAGTTTGCCGATGAGTTTGGGAAGTGGGGTTATGACGATGTACTTGATAGGGTAGACATTCTATGTTATCAGTCAGCATGTAAATTATCTGGGGAGACTTATACAGTCACTGTAGCAGATGAGGTACATCTTGGGCTAAGTCCTGTTTATCGTACTATCTTCACAGACAACACTCATAGTAAACTGCTATGTATGACGGCTACTCTGCCTGAGGAACCTGAATATCGTACTCTCCTTGTCAACCTAGCTCCACCAGTCTATACGATAACTCTTGATGAGTGTGTAGCCAAGGGATTGGTTGCCCCTTACAAGATTAATTGTATAGCTGTGGAGTTAACTGACGAAGAGAGGAAGGACTACAAGACTGCTAATAACATGTTTGTACACTACAAGTACAAGCTTGGACAGTTTGATGCCTTTAATAGGGCTAATCAAATCTTAGCCAATCCTGCTAGTTCTAGCCCTGAGGATAAGAAGAATGCAGCCATGTTCTACAAGGCTATCAGAGACCGTAAGGACATAGTCCAGAAAGCTCATAACAAAATTCTTTATACTGCTCAGATTGCTAAGGCTATGTCTGATAAGAAGATACTAACCTTTGGCGGTAGTAATGAGTTTACCGATGCAATGCACGAGGAGATTACAAATGAAGGTATCCCTGCTGCTCGTTATCACTCAAAGCTAAAGACAAAGGAGAAGAACCAAGCTCTCAAGGACTTTAGAGATAGTACCGTAAAGGTGTTATGCTCTACAAAGGCCTTAAATCAAGGGTTTGACGTGCATGATGCTAACCTGGGAATTATCTGTGGCCTTGATTCCAAGGCACTGCAGATGATCCAGAGAGTTGGTCGTCTCCTAAGATTATCTGATAAGGATAAGGTTGGGGAGGTGATAGTTCTCTATGTGAAGGACAGTCAAGAGGAAAAATGGCTACAAAATGCTATTAAAAATTTATCAAACATCAGTTGGATAGATGGAATTTCTTCTTATATTTGAGGACGATTCAGTATAGACAGTATAACAAAAATCTTTATGATCATTGAAATTGATACTGAAAGGCTTGCTAATCTTGGGTTAACCCCTGATGAGTATGTTTATCTGACAATGCTGAGTCGTAATGAAATTGATTCCAGTTTTAAGTTAGATGTTGATTTAGAGTTATTGCAAACCAATGGGTGGGTAAAACTAGGGGAGGGTGACGATGTTACATTGAGAGACAAGTTTGGTAGTTCAACTGTCTCTGATTTCGATCAAATGTGGCATGGTCTCCTCTCCCGGTTTCCCCTCAAAGTTATCAATCAAGGATCAGTGAGAATGCTAAGGGCAAAGGATCCTGACTCTAAAGCTAACGGCAAAGCCAAATCCAAGTACCAGAAGATTGTAGGAACCGATAAGGAGAAACACAATCGTATTATCGAATGTCTAAACAGAGAGTTAGACTTTCGTAGAAAGGGTAATGGATTAGGCTATATGCAGATGCTTGATACTTGGATAAATAATCACAGCTGGGAAAAGTACACAGACACGAATGACACAACAGAGCCTGAATCAAACACAGGACGAATCACAAGATCACTCTAACAATCTGGATGAGACTTTAAAAGAGTTTCGTCACATCTCAAAATCAGTAGATAAGTCAATCGAAGAGATCAAGCTGGCTAAGCTTGGTAACAGGATTGTCTTCCCTACTGGATGGGATAGATTGAATAAGAATCTTCTTGGTGGTTTGCAACCTGGGAAAATGTATGTAATTGCTGGGAGACCAGGTGTGGGGAAGTCAGCTTTCTCAAACCAATTGGTCTTCGACCTTCTAGACAAGAACAAGGACAAGAAAATGATTCTCCTTTACTGGAGTTTCGAGATGCCAGACTATCAACAGATTATGAGGGCAGCAGCTAACGATGTTAAGCTGCAGTTCTCAGAGCTGTATAGTATCGAGTCCCCAATCTCTGACGAGAAGGTCACCGACTATGAGAAGGCAGTAGATAAGTATCGTAAGTACCCGATATTCTTCTGCTCTATTCCTCAGAATATGGTTAAGATTAAAGAGGTGAACAACAGGGTGAATATCAAATTCCCAAACCACACAATAATCAACCTCTTCGACCACTCTAGACTTATTCTAGGGTCTGAGGATACAGAACTACAGAAGCTTAATCAGATATCTAAAACTTGTATGTGGCTGCAGGCTAGACTTGGGGTAATCAATATCCTCCTTTCTCAGCTAAACAGGAACATCGAGCAAGAGTATCGTGCTAAGCAGCAGTATCAGCCACAGCTAACTGACCTATTCGGGGGTGACTCAATAGGCCAGGATGCTCACGTGGTTATGATGCTGCAACGTCCTTATGATTTATACGGGATAACAGATGCTTACTGTGGTGAGAACCCAGTTGGCTTACTAGCCTGTCACGTAGAAAAGAATAGGGATGGTCAGCTGGGCATGATTCCTTACGAATCAGATCTGTCTACCTTCTCGATTAAAGAGAGACCAAAAAAGTAAATTATTATTAACCTATGGAATTAGTATTGCCAACAGAGAGAGTACCAGTTGGAAGGAAAAGCCCACGACATATGATTATGTACGGGCCCCCAAAGATTGGTAAGACTACTGCAATTGCTAAGCTTGATGGGTGTTTAATCATAGACCTGGAACAAGGATCTGACATGGTTGAAGCACTCAAGATCAAGGTAGCAAATCTTGCAGAGTTGTCACAAGTAGGTAAGGCCATTATGCAGGCCAAGAAACCCTACAAGTATATAGCCATTGACACTATCACTCAGCTTGAGGTATGGTGTGAGTCAGAGGCTAAAGAATTGTACAGACAAACCCCGATGGGTAAGAACTTTGATGCCGATAACAAAGGCCTATCAGTTCTATCTCTCCCTCAGGGTGCAGGCTATCTGTACTTGAGAATGGCTATTAAGAAATGGATGGACAGACTAGAGATGCTCTCTGATCATATCATCTATATCGGCCACCTCAAGGATAAGATGCTTGAGAAGAAAGGTAAGGAGGTGTCTGCTAAAGATCTCGACTTAACTGGTAAGATTAGAAACATTGCTTGCTCTAATTCGGATGCCATAGGCTACGTTTATAGAGATGGAGACAAGACAATGATCTCATTCGATTCTAGTGAAGAGATTACAGCAGGCTCTCGTTGTGAGCATTTAAAGGGTCAGGTCATGGAACTTGACTGGAGTAAAATTTATATTGACTAATTAAACACACTAATCAAATGGCTATTGAAGCTACCGTTGCACAGGAAGTTGCAACACAACCAACCACAGTAATTACTGTATCATCAGTCCTTGGAGACTTGAATAACGGCATGGACAGAGCCGCTATTGCTACTAAATATGGCTTATCGGCTGCAGAAGTTGCAGAGGTATTCAAGCATCCAAAGCTTAAGGGACTACGTGCTCGTCGTAAGATTACACGTATCTCTATTGTTGACGATACTGTAGGCAATCAGTTTGCTGAGTCTGCTGATAAAGTAATTGCAGTCAATAACCCAGTAACTATCCCAGCAACAGTTGCAGAACCATTGCAGGTGGTTACTAATCCTAACCAACTCGATTTGCTCGACTTGATTGTTGATGCAGAAGCAGAAATGTGAAGAGGAAGAGATATTGTTTATAAAATGTTTTACCGTTAAAAATTATTAAAAATGGCTATTCAATCGAATAATTCAGAAGAAGTAGTAGCAGGTGGTGGGATAACCCAATACACGGGTATCGCCCCTGTTTCAGTAGTTGCAATCAACCCAAGCTTAGATGAGCTATCAGACCTTGGTATTAACCTCCGTAGTGAACCTGAGTACAAGGTTACTCTTAACGAAGAGGATTATACTAAGCTGGTGTTCTGGCTTAAGTCTGACGTACCTGGCTTGTCCTTTACAACAAGATTCGAAATCTTGATGCAGGATAAGATCCGTACATCTAAGGATGGATCTAAGTTTATGTGGGCTAACAACATTGGTCAGACAACCTGGAGTGCAGACGTTCCTGGTTATGACTGGTGGAAAAATGCTGACAAAACTAGAAAAGCTTATGTTGGTGAGGATACTTTGATTAACTTTACCAAAGCTTGGGCTAACGTAGCAAACGGTGGAGAGGTATCATTCGATACTATTGATGCTATTGCTAAAGGCCAAGTGGCAGAGCTGCAGGAGTATGTAAAAGTTCTTAAGGACAACAAACTCCGTGTTCTAGTTGGTGTTAAAGATGGCAAGTATCAGGCTGTTTACAACCGTCACTTTGGCCGTCTTAAGCCAATGAGAGATGACTTGTTCATCAAGGCTTTGAACGAGGACTATGGTTCTTTCAATGCTGAGTACAACAAGGATCTCAAGCTACAGGTGTATTCCCCAACTATGGTTGTGGCTGATGCTCCAGTAGCTGCTCCAGTAGCTGCAGCTGACGATTGGGATGTATAATCGTGTTTAGTGTGTGTGTATATTGTTATTGATTAAGAGAGAAATGGGGGCAATTGAGCCCCCATTTTCTATTTTTGTAACTTATGATCCAGATACGTAATAGTGAATCTTACTTGGATAGAGACTCTGTCCTTTGTAAAGTGTCAGAGTACGATATCTTTAAGTTTTATTGTCACAGTTTTTCGAAATTTGGTGACAAGTTCTGCAGTGAGCTCAGACAAGATAGATCCCCTACATGCTCGATAATCCCGTACAATGGTAAGCTATTGTATAAGGACTTCGGGAATGGGGAGAGTCATGATTGTTTTAGTTACGTTGCCCGTAAGTACAACCTCACGTTCATTGAAGTGCTAAAGGTAATAGATGCTGACTTTGGTTTAGGACTGCATATCGGGACCACAACCAGAGCCGAGATGGCTATTACATATGGCAATCAGGTACTTGAGGAGAGGAGGTCTACTGTTATCTCAAAAAGAGCCAGAAGATGGACTAAAGAGGACGTTAAATTCTGGAATAAGTTTGGGATAGGGTTAGAGTTATTGACTAAATTTGCTGTAGAGCCGATTGATTACTTTTGGATTAATGAGGTTCGGTATAGCTGCCACACTCTGGCTTATGCATATAATATCAACGGGAGATATAAGATCTACAGACCGTTGGAAACAGAGGGTAAGTGGTTCAGTAATACAACTAAAAATGATATCCAGGGCTATGGCCAATTGAAAGACAGTGGAGACATTGTCTTTCTTGCTTCATCACTGAAGGATGTTATGACCTTAAATGCCCTTGGGTATGAGGCCGTAGCATTTCAGAGTGAGATGCAGATGCCTAGCGAGAAGTTTATCAATCATCTTAAACAAAGATTTGGTTTAGTGGTAGTGCTTTACGATAATGACTTTCATTCTGATACCAATCCAGGCCAGACTATGGCTAATAAGATTTGCAATACGTATCAGCTAATCAATGTTATCATCCCTGCCCACTACAAATCAAAAGATGTGTCAGATCTTGTAAAAGATCATGATATAGATTGTGCAAAAAGAATAATAACTATACAACTCCCATAAATGGCTGATTCTAAATACTATACGGATCCTGAGACAAGAGAGAAGATAGATGCAATACTGGAAAAGTGTGCACTGTTGTTTAGTAATCTTGGAACTTACACTACTTTTGATGTAAGAGATGTCAGAATTGCAAAGCAACTAGAACGAACATGGCTAAACGAAATACAAGAACTCGATCCAATACTGTACGAAAGGCTGGTCCCAAAAAAGGGAGTAGAGGCAAAATAAAGGCTACTCAAAAGGTAGTCGATGGCATACAGTTTAAGTCGATGCTCGAGGTATTCACGTATCGTAAGCTATTAGAGTTTGAGCTAAGATTCGAGTACGAACAACGTAAGTTCGTCATTATGGAGGGGTTTGAATACCCTCAGTGTTCTTGGGAGACTCTACCTAGTGGGGATTTTAAGGATAAAGGGAACGGAAAGGTTCGTGATATCACTTACACTCCAGACTTTGTAGGGTACGATTCAAAAGGAAAGATTAAATGGGTCATTGAGTGTAAGGGTTTTGCCAACGATAGATTCCCCAATACGTGGAAGCTATTTAAGCAGACTCTAATACGAGAGGGCACAGTAATCCCACTGTATCTCCCTAAAAATCAGAAGCAGGTCTTAGAATCAATTGATAAGATACTGGCTTTATAATCAACAATTTAACTAATGAAAGGTCTGGAGAAATCTAGGCCTTTTTTATTATTCCCAATCTAATGAGTATTAAAACTATCGAGGACAATTACATTGGGATGGATAAGGGGTTGGCTAAAAGGATTAACAAAGGAGCTGAGAAGCTAGTCTTTGATATCCTGCAGTCCACTCAGTATTCCACCCCCATCCCTTCAACCGTCAGAGAGCTGGTAACGAATGCCTGCGATGCTCAACGAGAGAAGGAGATGGCTATTGAAATTCTTACTGGGGTTAAACA